TAGCGTCATATGCGCGGTATGCGTTCATAGCTCGCTCCTGAAATTTGGTTGTAAGAATCCCCGGCGCGATGAAAGCCGCCTGATAGCTCAGTTAAATTCTTCGTTTCGATTACCGGCTGAGACCTTGCCCCAACCCGTTCAGATAAACTTCAACCAGCAAGTCGGTTGTGTAAGTCCGCTCAATCCCGCGATGCAGGTACAGGCGGCCGCGTTTATTTGCTGATGCGGTCCAGGTGCTTTCCCGATGCTTAACGAGCATCCCTGGGAGAACGGCGCCGCGGTTAACGGTCTGTGTCCCGTAATGATGACTAACCATTGAACACCCCCGTAACGTGCAGAATTTTGATAATCAACGCTGTCCAGATAACGCCGCAGATCAGCAGGCAGTAAATCAGTGAACGAATGCCTTGTTTGCTCATTTGCCACCCCAGCACGGATAGCTAACTGCGAGAACAGCAACCAAAAACGGAACGACCTTTAACCAAAAATTACGCCATGCAGGCTTGTCTTCTTCGCGGATCATTTGCTACTCCTTTGCGTTAAACACTGAGCTATACTTCTGCCGATTCAGTGGGGAGACCTATTAATCGGTTAAGGTCTTCTACCTTTAATGCAGGCAGGGCACCTTGGCGCTGTTTATGGTTATCAGGGATAAGCTCTTTGCTTTCCGGCCACACTTCTACAAGGCGACTCAGCGTAGTTACGGATTTGAGTGCTGCCCAAACAGTCGCCTCGATTTCTTTTTTCCTGGCGTTGAGCTTTTGCTCTTCGTCGATAAGAGAATCGAAACGCTTTGTAATCTCATGCTCAGCGCCAAAGAGACACAGATCGCGATTCGGAGTAACCAGGAAAATTTCTTTTCCTTCGCTGGTTCTTCCGTATGAGCACCAGCCAAGACGACGACCGGAAATTGCAATGTTGATTGAGCTTTGCGGATTACCGGAAATGTGAAGCGAAGCGCCAGCACTGCGAAGCTCTGCCTCTAATTTCTCAAGCTTTTCATATTGCTTATCGACCTTGTCGGCCTGTTCTTTGCCGCCAAAAGCAGCGATGCGAGCATCTCTTGCAACTTCCTGGCGTTTAAGGTCAAGGGATTCAATAGCGGTGATAACCCCTGATTTTGCCAGCGCGTTTTTAGCGATCTGTTCGCGTAAAGCATTCGTCAATCTTACTGATGTCATCTCTTCACCTTTGCCTTATCGCGGCTAACGGGACGTTTTGACTTCACCCCGGCGTTGCCGGTGTTGTTTGGATGGCTTAAATTTACAGATAAAACTGTATTTTCGTCAACAGACAAAACTGTATTTTTTGTCATTGATTACATATCTAACTGTAATGAAAGGTGATTTATTTTGATGGGGCGAAAAAAAACCGGCATACGCCGGTTCTATTCTGAGAGGGGGAGGGGGTTAGCGCTTTCTTCGATAGATTCTGTGTTCAATCATCACGCCGATGATTGTTAGTGGTTGATGATCGCTACTGATAATCGGGTAGTCATCATTCAATGGCACAAGCTCGAAATGCTGGCAGCCCAGGTGATCCGTGTAAGTAGGCCGATATTTTTTAAAGGTCGCTTGAGCCCCACCGTTCTTGGCCACAACAAACTCTCCGGGGGTTGGCTCAACTTCGGGGTCTACAATGATCACATCTCCGGCCTTGAAGTCTGGCTCCATCGAATCGCCTTCGATGCGTAAAGCAAAAGTAAAATCAGAAACTTCGTTGTCTGTAAGGATGTACTCAAAACTCCCATCAAATGCCTCAATGGGATTTTTTTCTGCGAGAGCCCCTGCCTGGACATAGCTTATGAGAGGCACCTTCTTGCTGCTAACTTCAGCAATAGGCATAAAGGCTCCGCCATTCATTAGCCAGTCAGGATCGCACTTTAGCGCCTTAGCTATGCCAATAATGTTACGCGGTTTTCTGGTGTCTCCCTTTTCAATGCTCTGCCATGACTGCTGAGTTATTCCGGCATTCAACGCTGCCTCGGTCTGCGTTAGACCGAGCTCAATTCTCTTTTGCTTTACGCGATCTGCAAGGCTCATAAATCCCTCTCAATGTATGCCTTGATATTCACAGTTAAAACTGTAATTGACAAACAGAAATAACTGTCACAAAATACAGATAAAACTGTAGGAGGTAACATGGAAACCATTTCGCAACGCCTCAAAAAAAAGCGCGAAGAGATGAATCTGTCTCAGGCGCAATTAGCAAAAAAAGTTGGCATGAGACAGCAGTCTCTGCAGGCAATTGAGGCCGGGACAACCAAGCGCCCACGTTATTTGTTCGAACTGGCAACTGCGCTCCATTGCGACCCTAAGTGGCTGCTTTATGGCGAGATGCCATCTCAATCTCAATAAGTTGCCGATTTAATCGGCCTTTCAAACACCACCAGAGGAAGTATCACAAATGGAGAGTTCAACGACACGCAACAAAGTGGAGGCTCGCAGGATAGAAAGCTGGTTACACAGCCAGATAGCTGAACTGGGAACCACGAATATCGCCAAAGTGGCCGGAGTGAATAAGTCGACGGTGAGTCGCTGGCGGGAGAGTCTGCTGCCGAACATGTCGCTATTGCTGGCCATCCTGATTTCTAACAGGACGGGAGAGAAAGGTGACTTTGAAGCATGAGTGGGAACAGAAAGGCGAAAGCCGCAGTGCGGGAACACTAACGGCTTTCAGGTGCAAAAACGAAGAGGTAATTGCGAGGTAATTATGCCAGGCAATTTTGAATATGTAAATCATAGGGAGGGAGAGCAATGACACGTCAATTTTCCATGCAAAAGAGGATTTCTGTTTTTACCAGAGCCTCTGGGAAGTGTGCTTATTGCGGGCATGCCCTCTCAATCGAAAGAATGCACATTGATCACATTAAGCCAAAGAAATGCGGCGGCAATAATGATCTTAGCAATCTTAATTGCTCCTGCGGACCATGCAATACAGCTAAAGGTGACAGGGATTTAGAAGACTATCGATTGCAGGTAATGATTAAAAAATCCGCATTCATTGACGTAATCACCTTTAAGCAATGGCGAGACCTCAACGAAAGGGGGGTGCTTATTAACCTGCCTACCCACTTATTTCATTTTGAGGTTGAGTCTTTATGAGCAGAGCAGCAACAGACTGGGCGTGGGGCCTTGAAATTAAGGCGTCGCAAAAGCTGCTGATGCTCTCTCTGGCAGATCGTGCTGACGAATTGCACTGCTGCTACCCGAGCATACAGCGCCTTGTAAAAGATACCGGAATGGACAGGAAGACCATTGGGAAGTGGATCAATCAGATGATTGAAGATGGATTTATCAGTGATACCGGAGAGCGTAAAGGCAAGACAAAACAGGTTCGTGTTCTGCGTCTCAACATTGAGGTTAAAGAAGCCCAAAAACGGAACAGTACCAAATTTGGTAACAATACCAAAAACGGACATGAAACAAGCCCAATTTTGGACAATAAACGATCCCAAAATTGGGATGCAGAATCAGTCATTGAACCCAACATAGAACCAACTCTCTCTGCGCGAGGGCAGTTTATCAGCGAGGCTGCAAAGAGACGGATCGGGATTTCACCCAACGGGGAAATACCTTTCCCTCCTGCCTTCAAGCCATCGGCAGATCACATTGCGATTGCCTCTGAGAAAGGGATCAACATTGAAACCGAGTTGCTGAACTTTCGTGATTATCACCAGGCCCGCGGCACAAAGCTGATCGACTGGAACTCGGCATTCCGGGTGTGGCTCAGGAACGCGAGAGTTAATCCGCTTTCAGGTCGCCAGAGAAGCGAACCTGATTCCCCACACTGGAACAGCCCTGAAGGCTGGAAGGACTTCATATGACCGCTCAGCTTATGACCGCGATCAGCAATCGCGATGGTGATGCGCTGGCCAGAATGGCCGCAGGTAGCACGGAGCCGCAGAGGCTTCTCGATTTCGAAGCTGAAAGGCTGGTTGATTCTCTGTTCCGACAGCTGAAGCAGATCTTCCCGGCGTCTACCCAGACTAACCTGCGGACCGACGCCGAAGAGAAGACAGCGAAGCGCCAGTGGATTGCTGCTTTTGCCGAAAACGGAATCCGCACCCGTGAGCAGTTATCCGCCGGCGTACGCCATGCGAGAGCCAGTGAATCGCCGTTCTGGCCATCGCCTGGCCAGTTCATCAAGTGGTGCAAGGACAGCGGCACTGTGCTCGGTGTGACCCTTGTCGACGCGATGAACGAGTTCCACCGCTACAGCCGTGAAAAAGGGCTGCATACCGGCGGTGCTGAGCGCTTCCCATGGTCTCACCCTGTCATGTACTGGGTTGTTACCGATACCCGGCGAGCAATGTACCAGCGCCAGCTCAGCGAGGCTGAAACTGAAAAATACGCGTCAAAAAAACTTGAGGAATGGGCGCTGAAAGTTGCTGGCGGGGAAAAAATACCATCTCCCGTCCTGGCGCTCGAGAATTCTGATGAAGTGATCCCGACAAATCACGTGAGCCGTCAAGCCGGTTATCACCCGGAAGGAAAAAGCTTCGGGTGCATGCCAAATGCGGCGACTCTCGGCGCTCTCACCCCGGCCCAATGGCTTTGGGAAGAGTATCAGCGCGGGAAAGAGAGAGGGCTTATTCAATGAAAGGCAAACAGGCAATTCTGCGTTATCTCGAAACGCACAGGACCTTTACCGCGAAGGATGTGGCCACAGAGTGCGGCATGACCATCAACTGCATCACGAAGAATGCGCTCGATCTGGAGCGGGCCCGCAAGATTGTCCGGGTGAGCAAGGTCTGGCGAACGGTGACTTATCGCCTGGCGACACCGGAAGAGCAGGATGGTACCGCGCGCAGCTGCACTAACGGAATATTTCAGGAGTGCCGTAACAGTGCGGCGATGAAGCGGGTACTGGCTGTTTACGGGAGGGCGCAGGCATGAAATTTATCAAATTAAGCCAAAGGGGAACGGTAGAGCGCCAGGGCAAATATGGCTGGGAGCCTGAAACAGTCTACGAGCCTGTATTTGTTGCCGCAGGTCACATCGTCAGCATGTTTTTCGCTGGCGTGACAATTCTGAAAATGACCTCCGGAGAACGCATTGACGTGAAAGAGACCCCGGAAGAAATCATCGCCATGCTTACCGAAGGAGCCTCCAAATGACAATCACACTACAGGCAGTAAACGAGCTCATTCAGTCGCTGGAGAGCGCAGGCGAGCTGTCAATCAGAGAGCAGAAGTTCCTGAAGCTGGCGAAAGCGTTTAAGCAGCTGGCGGCGGAGAATGCACGATATTCGATGTCTGCAGGTCATGCCGACCAGAGGATGGCTGAATCTCGCGCTGTGCGCTCTG